CAACGATGAGTATTTCTTGGTGGGTAAGGAGTACGGATGTGATGTGACCGCTATGGTTGCGAACACCGGTACTGCGATGGGTGATTCAAATGGATATGAGGTTACCTTGTCAGCGATTGAAGCGGAAGCACCTTACAAATTACAAGCTGGAGTTGTTACCACTTTGGGTATCTAACTGGTTCGTGTTTTCATAGGAGAAAGAGGGAGGGCAAATGCTCTCCCTTTTTTGTTACATAAAAAGTTGTTCGCTATTTTGTAGAGATGTTGGTAATTAACAAAGGGCAAACGAAGAATTGGTATGTTACATTGACGGAGAAGGCAAGTGCTGCATCCTATGTGTTTACATTTACTCATCGCCAAACCGAAACCATCGTCACAAGAACATTGACGGACATATCTGCACACAAAGAGCGATACAATCAATTTCAGTTCATTGAAGGCACTACTGCAACCCTTTTGGAGGGAGAACACGAATATAGTGTTTCAACTGCTGGAGGCGTGTTGTGTGAGACAGGTCTTTTGAAAGTACAAAAGACATTCACCGAGAATGAATACAACCCAACACTAAACGAAAAAATCTACATACAATGAGCAATTCAACAAGCATCATCGCTGGTGGCGATGGATTCAAGTATCACGCAACTGGAACTGTGACCGGAGTCGGTTATTCAGCTCTTGTGGTTCAAGAGGACACCGTGTTCACATCTTTCTCCGTTGACGGTACAAATGTACTTTCAGCACGAGGATTGAGTGCAGTCACTTTGCAACAAGGTGCGTATCTTCCTGCTGGTGGTTCTTCAAAAATCACAGGGTTCATCATCTCTTCAGGATCGGTAATCGGTTATTAAAATGATAGGCATCGGAATTGGCACACGACACCGCCTATACAAAGGACAAGGATGGGACATCGTGCAAGGATACAAGGCACGAATCACAACCGATGGTGGCTACTATGAGGGTATCTCTTGCTTACTAAACAAACTTAACAACTTATGAGCAACTTATTGAGTCAGGCATCGCTTGTGATGATACCAAGCGGATACAAAGAGGATGTTGTATATTCTCAAATTCCCACAAACGGAAACGGAGATTTATCCTTCACCCGTGCATCCAACGGAACCCGTGTAAATAGTGCGGGGTTGGTTGAGGTTGTGGCTTGGAATTTGGCGCAACAATCGGAAACTTTTGACAATGCAAGTTGGACAAAAGTAAACACAACAATAACCGCCAATAACACAACCGCACCCAACGGAACAACAACCGCCGACAAATTTGCACCGAACGGGACATTAACGGCGTCCTATTTTTCAATTTCGCAAGCAATTACATCAGGGGCAACAAGTCAATCACACACTGCAATTGTCTATGTAAAAGCGGGGGGGTTGGGGCAAATGTTGTTTTATTTGGGTAGTCAAATTGGTATTTATTTTAATTTGACAAATGGTCAATTTATTAGTTATTACAATGGAGTTCAAACAATAACAAACTATTCGAGCGAAGCGGTTGGAGATGGTTGGTATAAATACACAATAAGTATTTCGGGTAGTAGTGGCATAATTTACCACGAAGTATACGGCGCAAAAAGTGGTGCATTTATTGGCAATTATACAACCGCAGACGATTGCTTTGTTTGGGGCGCACAACTAAACATCGGCTCAACCGCCAAGCCCTATTTTCCCACTACCGACCGCCTAAATGTACCAAGATTAACTTATCAAAATGGCGGGGGCGGGTGTCCATCGTTACTACTTGAAAAGCAAAGTACGAATATCGCAATTTACTCGGAGCAATTTAATGATGCAAGTTGGGGCAAATCAAATATAACAGTAACGGCAAATGATGCGATAAGTCCAGATGGAACACAGAATGCGGATAAGATAACATCGACAAACGCTTCAAATACTATTCAGTTGGCTGTAAGTAGCAGTTCGGGAGTAGATTATACAATTTCAGTTTTTGCGAAAAATATAGATGCGGGAAATGTTAGATTGGATATGTCAAATGTAGCATTCGGCCCAGTTTTTACCTTTGCAACAAAAACTTTTACAACTGTCAGCGGGTGGACTACAAGTTATCAAGAATTTTCAAATGGATGGTTTAGATTAATTGCAACCCGTCAATCGAATACCACAAGTGCAAGTCCTCAATTTGGTTTAGATTCAGTTGTCGGAAGTGTTTATTTTTGGGGCGCACAGTTTGAGCAAAGCAGTTACCCCACATCCTACATCCCAACCACATCAGCAAGTGCAACAAGGGTGGCGGATGCTTGTTTCAAAACGGGTATTAGTAGTTTGATAGGGCAGACGGAGGGGACGATGTTTGCGGATTTTGTATTCACTAACAATAACACGGTACAAGTTATTATGTGTTTGCACGACAATGCAGATAACAAACGAGTTGAAATTTGGGCTAATGCGTCTAGTTTGTATGGGTTTGTTGGTGGGTCTTCAAATTTTAATATAGCATCAATAACCGCCACAAGTGGCACAAGGTACAAAGTCGCGGTTGCCTATAAAAGTGGAGATTCGGCATATTATGTTAATGGCACACAAATTGGCGCAAATTCTACAACATTTACAATTAGTTTGACTTCGTTAATTTTTAATTATTGGGCTAGTTCGTATCCACCAGATACAAAAATCAATGAAGCAATTATTTTCCCAACCCGCCTAACAAACGCAGAACTTGCATCACTCACAACAATTTAAGCAATGACAAAAACCTTCAACAAATTCGAGTTCACCCCCACCGAATGGGCAACGCTTCGCAAGTTAATAGAAACAACTACAACCAACCCCGATGGCGGCGAAACAACCACCTACAAAGATTGCGCCGTAGTTGAGTTGGGATTTTTACCAATTACCCCCGCAGTTTATGACGGGATGGAATTGAAAACCCCCGCAGTTTTAAGCGAAAAATGGGCGGTTGACATTTTGTTTTACACCGAACCACCAAAAGAGTTTACCCCGTTTGAGGTATGGCCCGACCCGATGGGGATTCATACATTTTCGGGGGATGATTCTTTGTACTTAAAAGGGTATTGTGAGAAATTCCCTGACAGCCCGTATTGTGTAATTCCTGATCCCGTAATATAATGACCGCCGTAAAGAAAACCCCCAATGCGCTACCTGTTAGCTTTGACCAATTTCGCAAAAACCCGATTGCTGCCGTGGCTTTTTGTATGCTGTTGGCTGTTAGTTATCTTTATGTTGACCTTCGTTCAGGGTATAAAGAGCAGATTGAAAAGAGCAACCAAAAGATTGATGCGTTGGATTTGAAGATTGACCGACTAAGCTACGCCCTTAAAAAGTCCGACAGCGCCCTTGCTGCTGCCATCACCGAGATTCGTATAATGAACACAATGCGTAAATTATGAAACACTTTACTTTGATTTTTGCAGCTTGTTTGTGTATTGCCATCGTTGCCGTTCCACAACCCAAGACCAAAGCCGTTCCAGTTGACGAGGTAGAGTTGATGCTTGAGAAAATTAGCAGCCATCTACAAGAGGCATCGGTTGCAACTGCACAGGCACACAAGATGAGTGACAAGATGGTGGAGGAGAAGGTGGCGGAGAAAGCAGAATTAAAACAGGCAGTTGTCAAAGCCGAGAAGAAGGTAGAAAAGATGGAGGAGAAGATTGAGGTTTTTGCAGTCAAGATGGTGGGTGCTGGACTTGATACAACCACACAACAGATTCAATTCAAGGGAGTGATTTACGATGCATATTTGAACTATGTGAGCGAAGGAGGGAAAGAGGATTTTGAATACTTTAGAGTTTACCTATGGCAGCCAAAGTAAACACATCAACATTTCGTGCCAAACCCAAAAACAAATTGGGCAGACACACCAAACACAAGAACAAGCACAAGAGTTCCAAACCATATAAAGGACAAGGGAAATGATAGACAAAATCAAAGTAGCAATGAAGGCAAAAGGTTACGCATTCTTTGAGAATGGTGACTACAACCTGAACATCATCGGCATCCGCACCATCGGCAACAAAGTCACCAATGTATTTGATGACCTTTTAACCGTTTCCTACAAAGTGAATGGTGAATGGGTGTTCAAACAATGGGCAGCGACAACCGATCCCGGCACAAAGGGAGTGAAAGAATTTCACAACGCTCAAGGTGTTGCTCGTTTAGTTCCCGGTCAGTACAAAGGAAGCCACGCTATCGGTCTGCATCAAGGCAAATATGAGGCGTTGAGACAAGTGAAACCACTCAAGGTATACCGAGATAGCAATAAGGATATGACATTTGATAAGAAGGTCATTACTGAAGGAATCTACGGAATCAACATTCACAAAGCCGGTGCAGATTCAACCTATGTTGAGAACTGGAGCGAGGGATGTCAGGTGTTTAAGAAGTCAGCGGACTTTGATTCTTTTATGGCTATTGTCAAAAAGGCAGCGACCTTGCACGGAAACTCTTTCACATACACACTTTTGCTATCTTCCGACATATGAAACGCATTTTAGAAATCTTCACAGGTGACAAAGGAGAGATGTCATCAAAACGATTTGTTGGCATCATCGGTGCTTTTGTTTTGTTTGGCACAATGGCTCATAATAGTTTGTCCCCAGCTGATATTGTACCTTCTCCTGAACTGGTGACCGCAGTTGAGTTCATCGTGATTGCTTGTCTTGGATTCACATCTATTGACAAGTTCTCAAACAAAAAGGATTGATTGCTATTTGTAGGTGATGATATTCCAAAGGATCAATTTTCACGACAACAAACTGCCTGTGTTCAAGGAGAACAAGGCAAAAGGGTTCGTGACTTTCGGAGCAGACAATCTCTATCCCGATTTTCTCGTTGAATTATTTAACAAATCACCCAAGCACAATGCCATCGTTTCTGCAAAAGCTTCTTATATTGCTGGTGTTGGTACTGATGTTTTCGGACAAAACACCACCGACATCGCCAAAGCCCAAGCCAAATTAAAGAACATCAACGCCTATGAGACCTATGAGGAACTCAAAGCAAAGATTGCATACGATGCCGAGTTGTTCAATGGGTTTTGTGTAGAGGTTATTTGGAACAAAGCCAAGACCGCACCAAGCGAATACTATCACATCCCATTCAAGGATGTACGCAAGTCACTTGATGGTCATTATTTGTACTGCGAGGATTGGACTGATGCCAAAGCACCACGCATCTCTTATCAACCCTACAACCCAATCACGAGAGAATCAAAGCAATTGTACTATTGTCAATTCTATCGTCCAGGTGAAGGCACATATCCGCTTCCTGATTATGTAGGGGCGTTGAAATATATTGAGGTTGACACCGAGATTTCCAATTACTACTTGAATAGCATCAAGAACGGATTTACGGCACAAACTCACATCCAGTTGTTCAAGGGCATCCCAACACCTGAAGAAGCTCGTGCAACTGCAAGACGATTCAAAGAGAATTATCAAGGCACGGACAATGCGGGTGGACTTATCATCCAATACAACGATCCACAAGAAACAGCATCGGTGATTAGCAATTTGCAACCATCGGACTTTGACAAGCAATTTGACTTATTAAATAAGACCGTACAACAAGAGATATTTGTTGCACACAAGGTGAACTCTCCAATGTTGTTTGGGGTGCGTGTAGAGGGGCAGTTAGGTGGTAGAACGGAATTGATTGAAGCATATGAGATGTTTCATCACGCATACATTGAACCACGCCAACAAAAGATTGACGATGTGTTCTCGTACTTGCTTGAACCTATCGCAGAGGTAAGATTGGAGACCATCAACAAGCCACCAATCGGATTGGACTATCAAGCATTGTTTACGGCTGGTGTAATCACAAACGAAGAAGCAAGAAAAGAACTCGGACTTCCATTGATTACCGATGTTCAGCAATCTTCTTTGAACGATGCCATCAATGCTTTGAGTCCTTTGGTTGCAAACAATGTATTGTCAAATATGACAATCAACGAGAAGAGACAATTGGCAAACCTTCCGCCTATCGCTGGAGGAGATTCATTGCCATCAGCAGCACCAGTTGCGTTGTCAAAACAAAACCCTTTTGGATGGGACGATGAGCGTGACCTGATTGTATTCAACAAATACGGAGAGAAAGCCGAAGAGTTTGAGGAGGCGAAGTTTGAGTTTGCCGATGCGATTGAATCTGCCATCTTGAATGTGTTGAAAGAGAACAAAGGTTTACAGGTTGGAGACATTGTAAACATCACCAAACTTGACGCAAAGGTTGTTGCCGATGCAATTGCCAAACTTGCAAAAGCGGAATTGGTTAAGTCATACGAGGACGGATTGGAAACCACCCCAAAAGGATTGGAAGAAATCAAGAATCTGCAAACTGAATTGGTGGTTCGCTATCAATACGGACTTGCACCGGGAATTAGCGGAGGACTTTTGATTGATACATCTCGTAAGTTCTGCACTGATGTTGTGAATAGTGGTCGTGTGTATTCTCGTGAGGACATCAATATGATGAGCAATGAACTTGGATACGATGTTTGGAAACGCAGAGGTCAATGGTATACTAATCCCGACACAGGAATTACCACACCACAATGCCGTCACATTTGGGTTCAAAAATTATTGAGGAGAATTAAACGATGACCAACTTCATATACTTCATTTCAACAACCTACTTGAAGGAGCAATCCAGCGTTAACGAGAATGTTGACGATAAATTGCTAAAGTCAGCAATCAAAGAAGCTCAAGAGATTTATATTCGGGATGTCATCGGTTCGGGCATATACAACCAGTTGCAGACACAAGCGTATGCAAACACTTTGACTGCCTTGAATGTCACCCTTTTAGATTCATACATCGCACCTTGTTTGAAATACTACACATTGACCGAAGCAATGCTTCCAATGACCTTCAAACTGATGAATAAATCGGTTGCATCAAGGGAGAGTGACAACGCTCGTGCCGTATCTGTGGAAGAGATGACAATGATTGAAGGCAGATACCGTGACAAAGCGGAGTATTATGCGAATAGGTTGCGTGATTACTTGCGTACAAATACCAATGATTATCCGTTATTCTTAAATCCCGGCAATACCATTGACACCATCCGTCCAAAGAATACCGCTTTTGTGGGTGGCATCTATCTTCCAACTTCACAAGATTGCTTTTGGAATTATGACTTCCCCAACGAGGACAAATAAGTGGCAGAAAAACAACGAGGCAAAGCTTCTCAAGTTCTTAAAAAATGACACTAAACCAAATAATCAAAAAAATCCAAACGGCAGCCGAAAGCCATAAGATGGTGGGCAAGTTCGGAGTTGGTCAACAATCCAATCTCACGGTTGAGAATGTTGAGTATTATCCGTTGGTTTGGTTGTATCCTGATGGGTTTAATCTTTCCACAACTGGCAACTTGATGACTTACAACTTTGCTCTACTTGTGATGGATCGTGTGTTTGAAAGTGAATCAAATGTCATTGAGGTTCTTTCGGACACCGCACAAATCATTGCCGATGTATTTGCATTGATTGATGACAACACCCAAGATGACGAAGATTTTGAATTGGTAGTTACTTCCAACGCTTCACCTTTCTACGATGCCAAAACCGACATTCTTTCAGGATATGCAATCAACTTCCAAGTCAATACTCCTTATTTATTTAATACTTGCGTTGTTCCTGTGTAGCGTGGTTGTGGCTTTCTTCAATTTAGAAAGACCAGTCCGCATTGAACGACCGATAAATGTAGAAATGCACGAGAGAATCGTGGAGAGAGAGAAACTTGTAAGAGACACGCTCATCAAACAAATCAACTCATTTGATACTATCTACCTTGACACCTTCAAACCTTCAGCAGAGGGCTTGAAAAAGGCGATAGGATTACACATCCACTTGGACACCCTATGAAAAAAAACAATGTAGTGAGAATTGACAAGAGATGGGAGGAAACGAAAGTCCTTCTCATTTCGGATTTACATTGGGACAATCCGAAGTGTGACCGGGATTTGTTGAAGAAGCATCTTGACGAAGCACTCAAAGGGAATCACGACATACTCATCAACGGAGATTTGTTTTGCTTGATGCAAGGTGCGTACGATCCACGCAAATCAAAGAGCGACATCCGACCTGAACACAACCACGCTAACTACTTTGATGCCATTATCAACACCGCAGTTGATTGGTTTACACCTTACGCACATCTCATCAAGTTGGTTGCCTATGGTAACCACGAGACCGCTATCTTAAAACGACAAGAGACGGACATCATTGAACGCTTTGTCACCTTGTTGAATTACAAGACCGGTTCGGACATTCAGGTGGGAGGATATGGTGGATGGATTCGCATCCAGTTCAACGATGGCAATACGACACAATCTTTCAAGATTAAGTATATGCACGGATTTGGTGGTGGTGGTGCAGTAACTCGTGGAACTATCCAGCACAACCGAATGAGCGTCAATGTAGAAGGTGCAGATGCAATTTGGATGGGGCATGTTCACGAGGACTATGAGATGACCTACACCGTTGAGCAGTTGACACAACACGACACGGTGATGTTGAGGGACATCTTGATGATTCGGACAAGTGCATACAAGGAAGAATACGGAGATGGATCAAAGGGATGGCACATTGAAAGAGGTGCAAGTCCAAAACCAATTGGAGGTC